TTACTAATCCTGATTTAGTTGCAACTAAATATAGAGCAGATTCAGCTTGTTTATTTTGGAAAATAAATAGTATTGGAACGTTGGCTAAATCATCTGATTTAAATACAATTAAATTAATTACCAAAGGAATAAATGGTAAGGATAATGGTTTGGATGATAGAATTAAAAAATTCACCAAATATTGGACTGAATTACAAAAGAATCCTACCTTATGGACATAAATATAAAAATATGGATTTTAAATATTTATATTAAATCATTATAATAATAAAAAATGAATACTGATAAACTTATAGAAGCTATACAGATATTAGTTGAGCAAGAAGTTAAAAGACAACTGCAAATGTTAACTGGTAATAAACCGCTCGTAAATAAAAAAACTACAACGGAATCTGTAGATGTAAAAACTAAAATAAAAACACCATCAATAGCTAAAGCTATTTTAGGTGAAGAAAAAAAGGTTGAAAAAGTGGAGGAAGTTGTATACACTAAGAATCCAATATTAAATAAAATATTGAATGATACAAAGCAGAGTATGGGTGGTAGATCTGGATTGAATGAAGGGTATCCTGGAATACCACCTATAGAGGAACAATTTGCTGAATATAGAACGATGAGTACCAATATCAATCCTATGGCGCCAAATCCATTCTCTCAACCTAATAGAGGTGGCTTGGGTGTACAAACTGGAAATGAGGCTTTGGATAAAGCATTGAATAGAAACTATAGTGAATTGGTAAAACGATTTAATAAAAAATAAAAATGGCAGTAGTATTAGGTAGTAAGCCTGTTAAAGATTTGGAATCATTTAATGATTATGCAATTGGTATAACATTACCATTACAAATTGGTAATGTTGCATTTAATCAATCGTTTACTACTTTAGAGCAAGTGAGAACAAACATTAAATCATTATTACTAACAAAACGTGGTGAAAGAGTAATGCAACCAAATTTAGGAAGTGGGCTAAATGAATTAGTATTTGATATGAATGATGATACATTGGCATCTGATATTGAAGATACTATAGTTGGTACTTTAGAACAGTGGTTACCATATGTTACAGTTGAAGAAATAGATATTGAACAAACGGATGAATTGAAGGATACCAATAGAATTAATATATCCCTTAAATTTAGAATAGGTGATTCTATAAATTTGAATGAATTAACTTTTACAGTATAACATAAATGGCAACTAATAATAGTATAAATAAAAATTTTAAAAATAAAGGAAAGGATATTAAATATCTGAATAAAGACTTTCAAAGTTTTAGAACAAACTTAATAGAATATGCTAAAGCATATTTTCCGAAAGCCTATTCGGATTTTAATGAAACTTCTCCTGGTATGATGTTTATTGAAATGGCATCATATATAGGAGATGTTCTTTCATATTATGTAGATGATACATTTAAAGAATCATTACTTCCTTATGCTGAAGATGAACGAAGTGTAATTGCATTGGCTCAATTTTTGGGATATAAACCAAAAGTTACTAGCCCAGCTTCAACTAAACTATCAGTATATCAATTAGTTCCTGCTAAAGGTTCTGGTACTAATATAGAACCTGATGGAAGATATTTTTTGCGAATAAAAGAAGGTATGGCAGTTGAATCTCAATCTAATTCAGTTCAATTTAGAACACTATCTGTTGTAGATTTTTCGGATGAAATGGATAGAGAAATTACAGTATTTAGTAGAGATTCTAACACTGGAGAACCTACTCAGTATTTGATTAAAAAATATGTAGATGCAATATCATCTAATTTAAAAGAAACTACCATTACATTTTCTAATAGTTATGAGCCATTTAGAAGTATCAACTTACCTGATGTTGATGTAATACAAATATTAGATGTTAGGGATTCTAACGGAAATAAATATTATGAAGTACCTTATTTGGGACAAGAGTTAATATATACTGATATAGCTAATACATTTAGTAATGATCCTGATTTATATCAATTTAAAAGTACTGTACCTTACATTATAAAAACTTTAAAAACACCTAGAAGATTTGTACATAAAATAAATGTTGATAAAACTACAACGATTCAATTTGGTGCAGGTGATCCTTCTGCTAATGATGAATTGATTATACCTAATTTTAAAAATGTTGGATTGGGATTACCAAATTCAATTAATAAGTTAAGTGAGAGTTATGACCCAACTAATTTTTTAAAAACTAAAACATATGGAACATCACCTACAGGCGAAGTTACCGTTAAATATTATACTGGTGGGGGGGTTAGTGCAAATGCACCTCAGGGAGTTATAACTAGAATTGTGGGCATTGAATTTGAAGATGATATATTATCATTTAATCCGGCTGAATTGGGATTATATAGTGCAACGAAAAATTCAGTTGCAGTTGATAATGAAATACCCGCTACAGGTGGTAGAGGTGCTGAAACAATTGAAGAAATTAGACAAAACGCATTGGCATATTTTGGTGCACAAAATAGAGCTGTAACTGCCAAAGATTATCAAGTTAGAACTTTATCTATGCCTGCAAAATATGGAGGTATATCTAAAGTTTATGCAACTTCCGATGGTTCTTTGGATAATAATTCACCTGCTTCAATATTAGCATCACCTAATTCATTACAAGAATTCACGGATTTGGTAATGAGTTTTATTACTAGAACTGATAGTGATGAACCAACATCCGATACCGTTAGGGATGAAATAAAAACATTTTTATTGGGAAAAACTAATAATGTAAATGAATTAAATAATCCATTTGCAGTTAATTTATATGTTTTGGGTTATGATATAAATGGTAATTTAGTGCCGGTAAATAGAGCAGTTAAAGAAAATTTAAAAACATACTTAAACGAATATAGAATCTTAACCGATGGTATAAACATATTAGATGGTTTTATTGTTAATATTGGTATTGAATTTGAAATTATTGTATTAGAAAATTATAATAAAAGTGAAGTAGTTACCAATTGTATAAATGAACTTAGAGATTATTTTTCAATTGATAATTGGACTTTTAATCAAACAATTAATATAAGTGAAGTTGAATTACTAATAGCAAATGTTGAAGGAGTTTTATCAGTTCCTATGGTAAAATTTGTGAATAAATGTAATGGACAGTATTCACCAAATTCATATAATATAGAAGCGGCTACTAAAAATAAGATAATATATCCATCTTTAGATCCGTGCGTTTTTGAAATTAAGTTTCCTAATTCAGATATTAAAGGTAGAGCAAGATAATGGCATATTATTTCTTAACAGCATCAAAAGATGCAAGTGTATATTTACAACAACCTAATCAAAACACTGGATTAGATGAAATATTAGAAATAAGTAAAACTTATTATTCTGGTATTGAAGATATATCACGTGCATTAATTCAATTTAATTTATCTTCGTTATCATCATCAATATCAAATGGTTCGATTCAATTAACAAATGTAAATTTGATTCTTAAAGAAACTCAGAGTGAAGAAATACCATTGGAATATACAATTTATGCTTATCCTATATCAGGTAGTTGGGAAATGGGGATTGGTTATCGATTTGATGAAGTTTCTACTGCAGGTGTTAGTTGGAATTACAGAGAAGGTAATAGTGATACAGTTTGGTTATCTGGTTCAATTGCCGGAAATTCCGATTCTAATGGTGTGGATGGTAGAGGGGGTGTTTGGTTCACAACTGTATCGGCATCTCAAAATTTTTCATATACAACATCCGATATAAATATGGATGTTAAAAATATAATATTACAGTGGTTGAGTGGTTCATTACCTAATAATGGATTTATTTTGAAATATTCATCTGCATATGAAAATGATAATAATGATTATGGTAAAATAAAATTATTTAGTAAAGAAACTCATACTATATATCAACCAAAATTATTAGTTAGTTGGGATGATCAACAAATTGTAACAGGTTCATTATCTCCATTATCTGTTGATGATGATATTGTAGTTAGAGTTAAGAATCTATCAAAAGAATATAAAGTAAATTCAAAATCAAAATTAAGAATCGTTGGTAGAGAATTATATCCGTTAAAAACTTTTACAAATTCATATCCACATTTGGATGTTAAATATTTACCTACATCATCATACTATCAAATTAAAGATTATGAAACTGATGAAGTAATAATACCATTTGGTATTCATTCTAAAATAAGTTGCGATTCCAATGGTAATTATATAAATTTAGATTTTACAAACTGGGAAAGTGATAGGACATATAAAATTGAATTTAAAGTTGAAAGTTTGGATTCTACATCATATTTTGATAATGATATTGTTTTTAAATTGGTTAATAAATAATGGCGGATAAATCTGGATTAAAAAATGAAAGAAAAGTAAGTGAACTTTTGATAAGTGGTTCAACTGCTATAAAAACCAAAAATGATTTTGGAGTTCATATATTTTCTGGTAGTGTGGATGATGATGGTATCCTATTTGGTAAACTAAGTAAGCCTGGATATAATGATGGTGAACTTATTAAATCGATAGATACAACTATAATTGAATTAATACCAATTGAAGCTCCTGTTTTACCTGAAACGGTATTGAAGAGTATATATGATGAAGCTCTTTTACAGATTGATGATTTAACTGCTGAAGTTGAAAGATTGAATGGGGTGGTTTCTGATTTGAGTGCAAAAATAGTTGAATTGGAAATAGTTACTCAATCACTAAGAGTTGAATTGGATGCTAGAGAATTATTAGTTGCATCCGCTCAAAATGAAAATAGACAATCTATATCAAAAGTACAAACTACTATTGTT